CCGATCTTATGTATAAATATCTAACTTGAACCAACCCCAACCAACCCCAACCAACCCCAACTGTCTCTTTCGTGTTTCAACCAACCCCAACCAACCGGAACTAACTGAGATTAACTGGAACTAACTGGAACCAACTAGAGACAACCTTATTAAGGTTTGGCAACACTTGTGTTGGCTTTTATTCAAGCGATTTTAAAACTCTATTTTATATCAGTAACTGCTAGCTTTAGTAGGCCGTACGCGGGAGCCCTACAAGAACAGTGAAAGTATCAAACAAAATACACCAAAGAAAATTAATTAAATTCAAATTTTATAATAAAAATTTCAAAATAAACTTCAATATGGCTTTAATTTGTGCCTATGATATCAATGATTTGATTGAGGATAAAAACCCACATTTGAACAATTTATTAAAAGTTGATAATGAAACCCTTGAAATTGTGAAGAAAGTTGCTAATGAAGTTTGGCCTTTTGATAACTTTGAACTATTAGAAGAGATCATTGCAGAATTTAGAATTCGCAATTTTAACATTCAAGCTATCAAGATGAATGACGTACAACGATTAGAAAAATCGTGCATGATTGTCGCTCTTTTTGTTCAAGCTTGTAATGAATTAATTGACGGATTCCCAGCTGAAATACCTTTTCTTAATGTTTTGGCTATTAGTGCTAAGTCTTATTTGATTTTCCAACCATTTGAGAGATTCAGCCACAACTTAGCATCTTTGCTAAGAGGAATTAACGGAGCCGATACGTACACTATCAATGATAAACAACGAGAACAACTTATTAAAGGTTTTCAGATTGTATGTTCATGGTTCATCCAACAAGAAATAAATAAGATGGATTCAGTCGATTTTATTGCTGAAGGAGATAACGAAGAACTCCCAGTATTTATTAGTGAAGAAATAAACTTGGCTTCAATGGATGATGAACAAATCAATCAACTTTTAAGAGATACCAAAGATGATGACTATTTTGATTACACTGACTATGTTCATGTTATTACCAATCGGTTTTGCCACCATAAAGCTATTAAATGCCCATGCATGTATCAATGCAGACGTAAAGTGGAAGGCGTTTCATCGAAAAACAACGGATACGAATTCGATGAAACCTCCTACCGTGATATGTGTGCTATATTGAGTGAACTACCAACTAACCTATATGCTGACCCATTGGAACATTACAAGGACCATTTTGTCGTAAAAATTGCTTTAACTACGAGCGATAAGAATATTTATTCTGCTGGCTCTAGAACTAAAGAAGAAATTATGCAAATGGTTTACCGGATTAGAGGATTTTATGTTGAATCAATGCCTGATGTAAAGAAATATAAATATGAACAATTTATAGCTGAAGAATTAAATGATGATATGACTAATGGTTTCTTTGAGAGAATAAAGGATTTTTTATCAGGGACTTATAACAAATTTTGTGATGCTTGCTCTTATTTAATAAGTGCTTTCAAGAGCATGATTTGTGGACTTTGTAACTTTATGTCAAATAAATTATCTAAGCTTATTGAATTGATGTTTGCTAAAGTTGCTGGATTTGTTATAAGTCACTTTGATGTTGAAGAATTTATCAAGACAAACGCTTTAAAAGTAATCAATGTTACAAAGGCAAAGAAAATGGCTATTTTAATGGCCATTATCTTTATCACTTTAGCTATTGATGTTTTGGCAATATTCACTTTTAAATTGGCTAAACGATTTGTAGACTCTATTGTAAACTATTTCAGTCGTGATAATTCAGTAATGGATATTTCAAATGAGAATATGCCTGAATTAGTTTCAGAAGGATTAGGACCAATAGCTGCTATTGCTACTTTGGCTTGTACAACAATTGGTTTAACAACAGGAGAAACTGACGTTATTAAGAAGAAATGTGATTTCTTTTCTTCTGTTTTGAGAGCCGGAACTGGAATATCTTTGATAGCTGGAGCAGCTTTTGTTTTATTACCTTCAATCTTCAAAGACTCTTTAATTATGGCTTTTGGAAAAGCTGAAGAGAAAGATCAATTGATATGTGAAGATTGGATTATTAAATCAACGTGCATTATACGGTTATCAAAGATTGCTAAGGTTTTGGCATCAGAAGAAATGAAACAATGGATAAAAGACCAAATAAACATGGTACCTGATCTGATAAAGAAAGTACACTCGGCAAACTATAAAGGAATTGTATTACGGTTATTTAGTGATTTGATGAGAATAAGCTCAAACTTGGAACAATATCATAATGGACAACAAAATGTTAGGAATGTACCTTATTCTATTCATATTGCAGCAGCCCCTGGCTTTGGAAAATCATTATTGGCCCCATTATTAATTGAACAAGCTTTTGGATTTAAACCAAGTCAAATTTATACCCGTAATCAAACTGATGAATATTGGTCCGGATACATAGCTCAACCAGTCGTTTTTATTGATGAATTTTTATTGAACAAAGATAGCAACGTTATCAATCGCTCGGCAGATGAATATTTGAAATTGATATCACCTTCGAAATTCGTTCCAGATTTTGCTAGTGTAGATAATATTACTACTGGATTGAAAGGAACACCTGTTCAACCAGAAGTGGTATTAACTGCTAACAATTCTGTATATATGAATGTTTCAAATTTCCCACCAGATGCATTAGATAGAAGACGTCGATTTGTAATTGAATGTAGAATGAATCCTGCGAAGAGAAATTTATGGATTGGAAAGAATCAAATTGATGTTAATAAAATGACCCAAGAAGAATTATCTGAAGTGCAATGGTTGTTATTTGATATTCGTAGCCCTATGTCAGCAGCTCCAATTGTGAAACATATGGGATTGACTTATCGTGAATTGATTCAATTCTTGCGAGATGACCGAAATTTACAATTGAGTGACAATGCAAAATTACGAGAAGCTTTGTACAATGATATTCCATTCGAAGAAGATCCAACTGCTAAATTGATTGCTATGATGTCAGAAATGAAAGGAGCACCAAGAGGAACATTTGATTATGACAATCCTATAAATTCTTTCTTTTCCATGGGAGCTAGTTTCTTCGCAGAAGGAGCTAGAACTACATTCTCTACTAAAAAGTCACGGAAAAACAAGGAAAGGAAGAATGATAAAGGACAGAACAAGACAGTGAATTTTATTGACCCTGATGACATACCAAGTTGTTCGACTACACCACCACCAATATATACCTCAATTGAAGATGTTACAAGTTACAAAAGTTGTGATGACGATAATTCATCGGTTTCTTCATCAGATGATAGAGATACTTACCCAATTATGTATTGTAGCAATGTTAATAAGGAAAAGATGCATAGACACGTTTGTATGGCTTGTGATAGGCATATTGCTGTGAAAAGATGTGATGGAGAATTGTTTACTAGATGTGATGAATGTCACAGTAAAGGAAAACCATTAAACCCATTTGTCTTACAACAGTCAATATTAACTGAACCACTTGTTTTTACTGATGAAGAAATTGATAGAATGCGAGAACAACGAGTTAAAGACATGATTAGGCTTTTATCGGAATCTAGGTTTGATTTGATTTATGACGACAATTTTCCTCATAGTTTTTGGGAAGATATGGCAAATGCACGATTTTTATCTGAAATTACCAGTGATATTTCGAACCGATTAACAGTTAAAGCTAAAATTTTAACTGGATTAATTATGATTTATATTGCTGTTGTTGGCATTAGACGCTTGATTGACAGAAAGAAGGTGGAAAGTGAACCAAAAGAGATTTGTTTCGTCCCTGAGTCACCAAGAAAAGATAAAATTACGCAACCTCGCAGAGCTTACCGAATGAAAGCTGTCAATGCCTTTGGAGAATCAAATAAATTTAACGGATTGAGTTATAGACTGGAAATAAATGGAACTGCTTTACCAATGCAAAATGGCTTCCCTATTATGGCTTCAAAATTCATAACACATAGGCATTCTTTGTTGGACCCTAATGGACAATTATATTTGAATGGAAGAATAACTATCTATTATAAGGATGGTGTTGATACAGTCAATTATAATTGCCAGATGGTTCGACAATTAAAGCTTAACGATGAAATTTGTGATTTAGTAATGATTTGTTTGCCCCCTAGGATGAAGATTAACGCTTTCCCGAATGCTGTTTCTAAGTTTTGGCGTGATGAAGATATGATAAAATATAACATGGGTGATGTTTGCATACATCAAGTTGATGGGAGTATGTCAACTTGTAGAGCTAACATGACCACTAATAAAGTTTATAGACATGGTAACACGACTTATAGATTAAATCATGTTTTATCATATTGTGGCGTAGGAAATGGACCAGGATGGTGTGGACTTTTACTTGAATCATATGGATATATTTGCCCTGGAATGTACATTGGAATGCATGTAGCAGGATCATCAGCTAAAGGAAGAAATGATGGTTTGTATGGATTAGCTATGCCAATTACTCAAGAAATGTTAATGCGTTTAATCGAATATGAAGATGAAAATAGCGTGCCCACAGAAGTTGAATTTGTTGCTGAGAATAGTCCATTCGGTGGACCCGGATTGAAATCAGTTCAATCATTACCAGCACACGAGAGAGTTATGCTATCAAGAGTTTCAAAGATTAAACCAAATAAGATTTCTGAAGTTATTGACATAGAGCCAAAGAAACACATGCCACTATTAAGTTCAAGAGACCCAAGAGCTGAAGGAGAAGATCCATTGGTCAATATGATTAATGACACACTTTCTGTTTCGTTGCCCGAGATCAATCATCGTCTTTTAACCAAAGCTGTTGCTTCGACGTTCCACAATGTGAGGAAAGGTTTGAATTGGGTTTTCCCACAAAGAAGATTAACCTTTGAAGAAGCTGTTGGAGGAGTCCCAGGATTATTGACGTCTATTAATAGAAATACAAGTTGTGGATACCCATTATGCAAAATAACCAAAGGCCAAGGAAAGAAAGAATATTTTTGGTTTGATGAAGAAGGAAAATTGTGTTATTCGGAATTGTATAAGAACCTGGTTATGAAATTTGTTGAAGAATTTGATGCTGGCCGATGTGATAAAGGACGTTTTGTTGCTTACTTAAAAGATGAATTGGTGACGGAAAAGAAAATCCTAAAGAAGAAATGTCGTATTATCTATGGAGGAGACTTGGTTGCTAATACTGCCTTTAGAATGATTTTCGGTTCTTTTGTGATTGCTTACAACCATTCTTATGACAAACTGTCTCATGTTGTTGGATTAAATCAATATTCTTATGATATGGATTCAATTTATCAATATTTGACAACAGTTGGTGATAATTTTGTTGCAGGCGATTTCAGTGGATGGGATAAGAGAATGCACCCGGTAATTCAAAAGAAAGTTTATTACGGAATAATGAAATTATGTGCAGGCTTAATCCACCCGAAAAATTATGACTCTTTTTATGAACATCAAGTTAAATCTCCAGTAATTGTTGAGAAATATTTATTGGAATTTGAGAATACGCAATTTTCTGGCTGCTTTTTCACTACTATTTTGAATTGTTTAGTCCATGATGTGATGTTGAGATATATTTTTGACTTGGCATGTGAGCAAAGTAAAGTTAATTTTGAATTTGATGCCCATGTTAGAGCTAAAATATTAGGAGATGATCATATCTATTGTTTTAGTGATGAAGCTAAAGAATTGATGACACCAAAGAAGATTCAGGAATTATATGCAACAATTGGCGCTATTTACACAAATGATTTAAAAGGAGATGACGTTGGCAATGAATTCAGGAAATTTGATGAGATTACATTTTTAGGAGCACATCCTCGATTAGTTAATGGACAATGGATTGGAGCTTTGAAGAAAGATACGATAAATGAAATGACCTTATGGACCAAGAATTTTAATGAAGATGTTGTTGATAGATGCAAAACAGCTATGGAAATGTCGGCTTTGTGGGGAAGTGATTATTATATTGAGAAGACTAGTCAAATAAACTCGGCTTTGAAATGTTGTAATTTCCCAGTAGAGATGATAAAACCATGGGAATTGATGTTCGAAGAAGTAGCTAATCGAACTGCTGCTAGTCAACAAACATATCCAAGATTTATTGCAGAAGGAAACGATGGCAAAAATGAAGGATTGGTTAATTTGAATGCAGATGATCGAGTTTATAGTGATGTATTGAACAAGACGACAAAGATTGGAATGTTGAGAAATAAAGCTATAGCTGAACAAGAACAAGATTTAGCTTTTGGTTTGGAATCAACTTTATATAGAGCTTCTTTAACATGGGCTCCAGACGATGTTGTTGGCGTTCCAATTTCTAGTATACCTCTTCCTTTTGGATTATTGAGTTTAGGTGATTCGGATAACGTACAAAATATGCCTTTTGATAGATTTTTGATGTGGAATGGTGATGTGAAAATTGTTTTTCAAGTTAACGGAACCCCTTTCATGTGCGGATTGCTAGTTGCCTATTTTATGCCACTAGCTTCATACCGATGTGAGACAGCGAATATAACAACCACCAATCATGTTTTCTTGCAACCAGATAAAAACAACACAGTTGAATTGAACATTCCTTATGTTTATTTGAGAAGTGTTATGAATACAGTTGCTAGAGATACAGAATCAATCGGTACTGTTCATATTGCCCCATTGTCACGATTGTCAAACACCGCCGGAACTTCAGTCACAGTATCAGTCTATTCCAGTTTTCCAAACAGCAAGTTTTCGATCCCTCGACCTTTGCCAGCCCCAGAAGCACGAATCGCACGCTATTATTCTCCAATTGGACAAGTTTCTACTAGCGATGTAACTCCAGCACACACATTGTTTATAGCAGAAGGAGCTGGTCAATCTACTAATATCACGAATACTTATACCAATATTGGTGGAACGATGCCATTGAGTGATATCACGAATACTAATGAACCAGCACTTGATTTTGCAGCCGATGTGAAAGCTGATATGAAAATACCAGTTGGATTAGATAATCCCCCATGTGCTTCAGGAGCTGTGCCAGTTGAGTTTGCTTATCCCGGATTTTCCACTTCTTATGGAGTTCGTCCCACTCGGGACATGCAATTGATGCCAGCCACTTTTTCCCGGCAACAATGTGTTATATTCGATCCAGCAGAAACACGAATTGACGTTAATTGCCAGAGAATGTGTTTGTTAACAACAATGTGTTATATTCGATCCAGCAGAAACACGAATTGACGTTAATTGCCAGAGAATGTGTTTGTTAACAACAATCCCAATTTCAACATCACAAGTCCCAAATACTTCGTTATTAGAATTAACCCTAGATTCAAGATTGAATTTAGCAGTTGGTTCTAATATTCCTATCAATATCGCTATCCTAAATCAATTCTTCTTTTGGAGGGGTGACATTGAGTTTACGTTCGCACTCGTACGCACACAATACCATTCATGCAGATTGCAGGGGGTTGTTGCTTATGGGGTTGACGGCATTAGTCCAGGTTCTCGTAGCGTGGCTTATTCTAACATCATGGATTTTTCTGGTGAAAACAGTGTTTGTTCCATGAAAATTGAGTATAATGCACAAACTGAATTTCTCCGCACCTTTGAAGGGTCGAAAGCGATTGATAAAATTCAAAATCACAGTTTAGGAACATTTGGTTTATATATAGTAAATCAATTAGTTGCACCAGATACTGTTCCACAATCAGTTGACCTTTTAGTTTTCGTTAGATTTTTGAATGTTAAAGTAGCTGTTCCACGTGGGGTTTCACCTTTCACTTGGAATGGTTATGGAGAGATATCATCAACTACAACAATTTCCGCTGACGCTAGCCAAGCAGTTCCTTATGACACGAATGTTGCTACGAATAATTTGTGGGATAGTTTTTCAGCTTTGCCACTTAATATTACTAGTACAGATCCATCATTAGCAGCTTTACCCGATGGACGTTATACAGCAAGAGGAATTATAAATGTTACAGGAGGTGGAACAACAGATATCAGTGAAGTTGTTAAATTTACAGGCACATTTGATGGTGTTCCAGTAACAGCTTATGGAGTGGTTTGTAACCCAAATCCTATATGGACAGTTTCACTCGGAGTTGGCTATATTAGATTTGGAAGTACAATCCTTCCTTGGACAGTTGCTGGTTCACCTATTGCACCAGTGGTGATTACGATTTATAAACCTGACCCAGATCCAGTTTTCTTAGCAGAAGGTGCTGTTGGTGATGAAGAAAATGCAGAAGCACTTGTCGCATTAGACCACATAGACCCATCAGCAACAACAGCTCCTTCTGAGGAGAGACCAAATATTCCACATAAACAAGAATTCCTAGCTAAATTTGAATTTTGCCCAACAGACATAATAGAAATCGGACGAAGATACGTAAGGAACGATTTCATATCGAACGCTACCCTAGATCAAGCCATTCGATATTCAACAATTTCAAAGCCTACTGGCACTATTGAGGCTTTAAAACATGTATCAACTCAAGTTGCATCCCTTTGGCGGGGGATCTTTGCAGCTTGGGCTGGTTCAATAAAATACCGATTTTATACCGATACCGCCGATTACTTGGAATTTATGTTCCAACCCTTTTTCAACGCAGATGACCAGTTCGGAGTGGCCATAGGCGATGTTTTAGCTGGTAACATAGCTAAAGTAGACAATACATCAATTACTTCAGAGATTTCAGTTATCGGACCTTACGCAAGAGAATTGGCATTCCCAACTTGGCACAGACAATATATAGATATTTCTGTTCCCTTTCAATCACATTTTAACTTTCTTTATACGAGCAAGACGCAATCCATAGCACCAATTAGCTCTGGAACTTTAACCATAATAACAGGTACGTCGACAGAAGATGTTAAAGTTTTTACCGCCTTCGGCGATGATTTACGTCTAGGAGTTTATCGCCCACCACAAACAACGAAATTTTCCTTAAACACGTTCGATAATGGAGTGAACGGTTTTTGGCAAGGTTAAAAGTGACCCTTAATAAAACTTTGTCCGCATTTCGGTTACATCCTATGGTATCCTTCGCAGCACAACCTTCTCCGATTGGTTGGTTTGCCTTGAGTACGAACGGGACCGTCGCCCTAAAACGGACCGGCATCCGCTTGTGTCGCAGGTTTAACAACAACTCCAGCCTGACAAGCCAAATCTCATAACAACGAGAAAATTTTATTTCTGATGTTTCTTAACACATCAACAATTTTATTTAGATGTTTCTTAACACATCAACAATTTTATTTAGAAGTTTCTTAACACTTCAACACTTTTATATACTTAGCAAGTAAGAATTATAATCAATATTTAATCAACAGAGAATATAACAACTCTGACCAAACTATATAATCAAAATATATAATCAATTATTTAATCAATATATATATTCAAAATTATATAACCAAATATTTAATCAACAGAGATTATAATCGACTCTGCCCCAACAAGGGATTTATTTAATCAACAGTGAGTTAATCGTTAGGTTGCTCATTGCCGTTTCTTAACACGGTTTTTAATTAGTATATAAGAAGAGCATACAAAATTATAAAAAAAATAAAATTTTTCTTTTTCTTTTACATAGATTTGGCGAACTTAGGTGTACTTTTCATGGAACGTTTCCAGATTTGAGGCTAAGTATTATTGCTTTTGTAATAATATGATAATACCGATTTTGGGGAGACCGACTGTGGAGAGATCGGAAG